TCTACGCCGACTCCGCCGCAGAGGGCGGCCTGCGGATCCAGGGCCGCAACCTCAACGCGGCCTGGTGCGACGAGGTGGGTCTCTGGGACAAGTGGGACACCACCTGGAACGAGTCGCTGCGGTACGCCGTCCGCATGGGTGCCTCAGTGATTATTGCCACGGGAACGCCGAAGGCGTCGCGGCCGGCACGAGCGCTGGTCCGCTCGCTGATCCGCAACGACCCGGCCGAGGGCGGCGTCATCACGCGCAAGCTGCGCACCATTGACAACGTGGCCAACCTGTCCAGCGCGTTCTACCGGTCGGTGGTCGGCGCGGCCAAGGGCACCCGGCTGGAGCGCCAGGAGCTGGAGGGCGAGCTGCTGGAGGACGTGGCCAACGCCCTCTGGACGCGCGACCTGCTGGACGAGATCCAGGTGCCGATGGTCGGCCAGGAGGGCGGGCCGCCCTACCTCCAGCGCGCCGTCATCGGCGTGGACCCCTCGGACGGCAAGGAAACCTCCGACGAGCAGGCGTACACCGTGGCAGGCATGTACCTGGGCTACCTGTACGTCGCCAAGAACTGGGGCGGCCAGGAGGCACCGGCCGCGTTCGCCAAGCGCGTAGTGCTGGAGGCGGTCAAGTGGAACGCCAGGGTGGTTGTGGAAAAGAACCACGGCGGCGAGTGGCTGGTCACGGTATTCCGCCAGGTCATCAAGGACCTTGTGAAGACCGGGGCGATCAGGGCAGAGCAGATCCCGGCTGTTGAAAAGGTGTGGGCAAGCCGCAACCAGGGCAAGCGCACCCGCGCCGAGCCGGTCTCGGCGCTGTACGAGCGCGGCGTGGTCCGGCACTGCTACGACGGCCAGACCTACGAGATCGTCAACCAGGAGACCCAGGCGAAGACCTGGCACCGCGACGTGATCAAGATGGCCGAGCTGGAAGACCAGATGGCCACATTCACCGGGGCGGCCGACGAGCGCAGCCCTGACAGGCTGGACAGCCTGGTCTGGGCCTGCCACCCGTTCCTCAACGCCACGTTCGAGGAAAACCCGGTGCGCGCCGGGGTGCGGCGCTGGGCGGCGGCCGAGGAACTGGACGCGATCGGCACGAGCCCGGCGCAGGCGGTGTCCAAGCGGCGGCTCAAGGGCGCGCACGGCGGGCTGCTCGATACTGTCAGCGGCGACTGGGACCTGGAGGGCTTCGCGCCCACCGACAGCGACAATTTCGTCAACCCGCAGGACGGCGACGGCGACGAGCACCCCAGAAATCCGCGAGCGGCGGTGCACACCTGGCGGTAGGCTGGCACAGGCAGCAAGGTGGCTGCCATCAGATTCAGGGAGTTGATCATCATGACATCACGCATCAGCCAGCTCATTTCCGTTGTCGGCGGGGTCAAGAACGACACGGAAAACCAGCTCACCGAGATCCAGCGGGTCGTCACCCAGCCCGAGCTGCTCTCCGGTATCCAGAAGACGCACCGGCCGATCCTGGACGAGTCAGAGGGCGGCATCAAGCTGCCCCCGCAGACCCAGCATGTCCGGCTCACCGCCGAGACCGCGCTGAGCGCGGCAGCGGTCCTGTTCAGGCGGTTCCTGGACGTCACGCTCACGCTCGACACGGCCAACGCCGGGGCCAGGGCGGACGTCACGGTGGACGGCAAGGTGCTGCTGCACGCCGTGCCCAACGGCCACCTGATCTTCCTGGAGCGCGAGCTGGGCCGCCTGGGCGTTTTCGTGGACTCCATCCCGGTGCACGACCAGGCGTACCAGTGGGACAACGAGGGCACCGAGCCCGGCATCTGGAAGACCGAGCCGGTGCAGACGGCCAAGGCGGACAAGGGCTACGTCAATCACACTGTCGTTGACGCCAAGGTCATCGAGGGCCACCTGGTCAGCCCGGTGGTCAACGTGCTGCCCAAGGACGAGGTGACCGGGTTCTGGACCACGGTCAGGTTCTCCGGCGCGCTGGAGCCCCGGCGCAAGCGCCTGCTGCTCGACCGCATCACCCAGCTCCGCGAGGCGGTCAAGTACGCGCGGGAGGAAGCCAACTCCGCCGTGGTGGAAGACCTGCACGAGGGCGAGAAGATCTTTAACTGGCTGCTCCGCCCGTAAGTGGAAGTGATGTAAACTGGATCCACGGGCGCAGGCTCGGCATCAGACAAGCGCGTCAGCCCGTGGATTCAGCCTTACCGCTCGCAGACTCAGCATCAGATATCTCGCCCGCTGCCGGACAGGCACGGTTCGGGAGGCCCTGGTTCAATCCCAGGGGACGCCGCCACGTGGCGTCCTAGCTCAGTGGCAGAGCGCCTTGACCATGATTGACCTGCTCTGGGTACCAGCGAGCACCAACTGTCTAGCTTGCTCTTGGATGAGCAACGCTCTTATACAGCGTGTTGCGGGGTTCGATTCCCCCACAGACAACGCCCCCCGGCACAGGCTAGTGTCGGGGGGCACCACGCTTTTACAGGGAGTTGATTATGGCAGGCCAGGGACCGCTGAACTACACCACGCAGATCGCCGCTGACAAGTCGGCGCATGAGTGCATGGCGCTGCTCGGCCGCTACGGGGCGAGCCTGGCCGGGCTGGTGTACCGCAAGGACCGCACGCCGTGCGGCCTGGCGTTCCGCATCGAGACCAAGTGGGGCGAGCGCGCCTACGAGGTGCAGGTGGACGCGGACAAGACGTACAAGGTGCTCCAGGCGTACGGGGCCAGGGGAGCCATCCCGAACAAGTTCGTCACCGCCGAGCAGGCAGACAAAGTTGCCTGGCGGGTGATCAAGATGTGGCTGGAGGCCCAGCTTGCCCTGATCGAGGCGGGCCTGATGGACGCGGAGAAGGCCCTGGCCGGTCACATGCTCGTCGCGCCCGGAGAGACGCTGCTCGATGCCTACGGCCGGGCACAGCGTGAACTGGAGCGGTAGCCGCCACTGAGCGGTAGGTGCTCGCCTGCCTGACTGCCTGGCTGTACCTTGTCAGGCAGGAGGTGCGGCGGTGGCGACTGGCAAGGGGTTCACGGTCCCCGGCGGCGGCAAGGTTGTCGAGTTCCCCGATCTGCCTCCGCAGGGCTCCAAGCTGTACGGCGGCCGGTCTGCCCTGATGGGCAAGGAAATCGGCACCCAGTTTGACTGGGGCCAGCGCCTGTTCGCCTACTACGGCGAGGGCGACGTATTCGACTACGGCGAGTGGGGCTCGCGGGACATGAAGGTCATGTTCTCCCGCGACGGGATCTGCAACGCGATCCAGCTCGTGCTCACGCTGCCGATCCGCGAGGCTGACTGGTCGATCGAGCCCGCCAAGGGCGACAAGGGCGAGGCCGAGTTCATCAACTCGGTGCTGATGACCCCGGACACCGAAGGGGGCATGAAGACCCCCTGGCACGAGCTTGTCGGCCAGATCACCACGGCGCAGATCTACCGCCGCTCGTTTTTCGAGAAGGTTTTCAAGGTCCGCGACGACGACAGCAAGATCATCTACGACAAGATCGCCTACCGGCCGCCGGCCACCTGCCAGGCCCGGTACAACGATCGCAGCGGGGAGCAGAACGGGTTCCGCCAGCAGGTGTGGCTGTTCGGCGGCAACCTGATGCTGACCAAGAACCAGAAGGTCCCCGGCTACGTTGACATCCCCCGCGTCCGCAGCTACGTCTACACGCACGGCAAGCACATGGAGCCGCTGACCGGCGTGTCGGAGATGGAAGTCTCCTATTGGTGCTACCAGACCAAGATGAAGCTGCTGTACCTCTGGTACCACTTCCTGGAGAACCAGGCGCTGCCGAGGACCGTGGTCTACGGCAACGACCAGAACGAGGCCAACACCCGCGCCGACAACATCGCGGCGCTCAAGTCCTCGGGCGTTGTCGGCCTGGAGCGCCCGCCGGACAACGGCAAGACGTTCGAGGTGCTGGAAAGCGGCGGGGACGGCGGCAAGTTCTTCTCCGAGGCACTCGGGTTCCTGGAGGGCTGGCAGACGCACAGCGTGCTGGCCGGGTTCATGGCGCTCACCGGCTCAGCGACCGGCGGCAAGGGCAGCTACGCGCTGTCCCAGGACCAGTCCTCGTTCTACCTCAAGTCCCGGCAGGCCGTGGCCAAGGAAATCGCGGAGTCGCTGTCCTACGACGTGATCCGCCCATTGGTCATCCTGAACAACGGGTCGGGGGCCGCGTTCCCCAAGGCCAAGTGCGGGCCGCTCCAGGACGAGCAGATCCAGGCGCTGCTGACCATGTTCCAGACGCTGGCCGCTGCCCCGGTGCTGCACGTGCCGCTGCCGGTGTTCGACCTGATCACCGAGCGGATGGCGACGATCCTTCAGCTCGATGTGGACCAGGTGCACAACGCGCTGGTGAGCACGGCCAGCCAGCGTGCCGAGCAGCTCGCGGGCAACCCGCCCCCTGGCATGCCCCCCGAGGCGGCAGCGGGGCTCGGCGCGGTGCAGGGCATGACGCAGGCGGCGTTCGGCATCGCCCAGGGCGCGGCTGCCAGGAACGGCGGCGCGGGGCTCCGGCCGCCACCTCCGCCAGGCGCACAGGCCGGGGCCCCGCCCGCTGTCGGGTCTTCCGCGCCGCCTGGCAAGCCTCCGATGGTTCCGCCTCCGGGGCGGATGGCATGACAGTTCAGGAGGCAGCAGGTGTCAGCGGCGGACCTGTTCCAGTTGTTCGGCGGTGCAGGGGCCGGGGTGGTCGGCGTCTGCCTGATCTTCGTCGCGCTGTTCATCACCGACCAGATCGTCACCAAGGGCCGTTACGAGGAAATGAAGGCCGACCGCGATGACTGGAAGCACATCGCGGAGCTGGAGAGAGCGAGGTCGGACGCCGGGGTTGCGACGGGGGCCATCGTCAGGGACGTAATGCTCGGTCTCCGCAAGGAGCTGGAGTGAATGAGGTTTTTCGGCTGGAGGCGCAGGGACATGGCAGTAGTTGACCGCGCGGAAACAAAGCGCGAGCTAGACGCCGCCGAGCAGCGCCTGGAGCACGCCCAGGAGCATGTGATCATCCCGCTGCGGGACCTCCGGCAGGAAAACCACATCGCACCCCGGCTGAACATGCTGATCAGCAGGAGAGCACGAGAACTAAGGGACGGCGGGGGATGACGCAGCTCCAGTTCCTTCGGGAGTGGTCTGTTTACGCGGTCGGCGTCGCATTCTGGGTGTGCTTCCTCTGGCCTGCTGCCATGCGCGTGATCTGGCCGTGGAACCGCAGTGAGTGGGGCTGGAACATGGTCATCAAGACAGAGATGATCGCCCTGGCGCTGTTCCCCAGTGTTCTCAGGACGGAGTTCGGCGTGCAGGCCGGCCTGTTCCTGGAGTGGGTCGTGGTGGCCGCTGTCACCGCGATTCCCCTTGTCATCACCTGGCGGTCCTGGATCATCTACCGGGCGCAGCGGGACGGCGCTGACGACGACGGCCCGCCGTGACTGCGCCGCAGCCTCCGCAGCAGGACACGGCGAACGACACTGCCCTGGCAATTGCCGTTGGCACAGTCCTGGTG